GCGATGGTGATTCGAGACTTACCAGGCACGTGCTAAATGCCGTGGCTACTGAGGCTGGCTCCTTCAAGAAGGAGAAGAAGAACAGTCCTCGCAAGATTGACTTGCTTGCTTGTGCGGTTCTCGCTAATGGAGCGAGGCAAGCGACTAAAGACCGCAGAACATCTACGACCCGAAGGGCAGTAATCCTATGAGCCTAACGAGCGATGAACTCGGTCTGATTGACATCCTGCTCAAGAAGTTGAAGCACCACGACACGAAGAACGGTGAACTGGAGCGTTACTACGAGGGCAAGAACCGTCTCAAGGACTTGGGCATCTCCGTTCCTCCCACTCTGCGTCTGCTTGACTCGGTAGTGGGTTGGGCTGGCACAGCCGTGGACGTTCTTGAGGAGCGTCTAGACCTTGAGGGCTTCATTGGAGACAACTTCGGTCTGAATGACATCTTCCGTGCCAACGACCTTGACTTGGAGGCCTCACTAGGTCACAAGGATGCCCTCATCTACGGCGTGGGATTCATCGTGGTCGGTAAGGGTTCCACTGGCGAGCCAGACCCTCTAATCACCATCGAGTCGCCTAAGAAGATGACTGGCATCTACGACATGAGGACTCGTCGTTTAGCTGCAGCTCTTCTGGTGAACCGCACCGAACGTAACGAAATCTATGGAGCCTCGCTCTACCTCGCCGACCAGACCATCTTCATAGAGTTCATCAAGGGCAAGCCCGTAGAGGTCGCTCGTGACGTGCACAACCTCGGTCGTGTGCCTGTGGCTCCTCTGGTCAACAACCCTCGTTCTGGCGACCCTGAAGGCCGCTCAGAGATTACTCGTGCCGTCCGCTCCTACACCGACTCGGCTATGAGAACCATGCTCGGTGCTGAGGTTGCTCGTGAGTTCTATTCCAGCCCACAGAGGTTCATCCTCGGTGCCAAGGAAGACATCTTCATGGACTCGGATGGCAACCCTCTGAACCCGTGGAGCGTCATCCAAGGCCGTGTGCTCGGTGTGCCGTTCAACGATGACGACAATGTGATGCCCCAGGTCGGTCAGTTCTCGGCAAACAGCCCTGCCCCCTACTTCGAGCAAGTGCGTCAATACGCTCAACTTCTCGCAGCTGAGACTGCTATCCCTGCCTCGTATCTTGGCTTCCAGACCGACAACCCTGCTTCGGCTGACGCTATCCGTCAGATGGAGGCTCGTCTGGTGAAGCGTGCAGAGCGTCGTCAGCGTCAGTTCGGCAAGACTTGGGCTGAGGTTGCGAAGTTGGCCTTGCTGGTGCGTGACGGTTCCCTGCCGGCTGACGCTCAGAACATCCGTGCTGTCTGGCGTGACGCTTCGACCCCAACCCGTGCTGCTGCAGCTGACGAGGCTGTGAAACTCATCCAGTCTGGTGTCCTTCTGCCTGACTCTGACGTGACCTACAACCGCATTGGTCTGTCGGAGAGTGACAAGCAGGTTCTCAAGGCTGAGAAGACCGCCAGCCAGGCTCAGACCTTCGTGGCGAACCTTGCTGATGCAGCCCGTGCGGCCTCAAACGGACAGGCAGTGACGGGTGGCGGACAGTAACCCTCTTTACGTCACCACTCCTGACGGCAGACGAATCACCTACGCTCGCTGGCGTTACGAGGAGACTATCAAGCAGGAACGCATTCTTGCTCAGGTGAACACTATTCTCATCTCGAAGGCCTCTGACGCTGTGGGTGTCGGTGCGACTCTAAGTCAGCAGGAATACGGTGGACTTCTTCGTGTAGTCATCCCCCAGTTGCTCGACCAATACGGCAAGGTGAACGCAACAGCTGCCGTTCAGTTCTATGACCAGACCCAACTCGCTTGGCTTCTGGCAAATGGTTCTGACGCTCGTCGGGCTGCTTCTCGTGGCAACGTGCGTCGCCAGTCTGAGCGAGTGGCTCGTGCCCGAACTCAGTCGGCTCTTGAGTTGGCTCAGACCAGCACGGACGTGTTCAAGGCCAAGTTCGCAGACTCTTATGACCTACTCGCTAAGTCGGAGAACGTCATTGGCTTCGCTATGAAGGTGCGTGCTCGTGACGGGCACCAGCCCTCAGTAGTAGCCATGAACAACGCACTTACTCGTGAGGTTGCCTCGTATCATCGAGACACCATTTTGTTCAATGCAGCTCTTGACAACAACGTTTCGAGGGTTCAGCGAGTCGCCCAAGCCACTGCTTGTGAGTTCTGTAGGCTAATGGCATTGGGTAGCACGGACGGAACGGTAAGAACTAGCAACTATGCAGTGCACTTCCATGACCACTGCCATTGCACGATTCAGCCCCTGTTCTCGGGTGAGATTCCAGTCCGTCCCGACTATTACGACCAGTTTGAGGCTGGCTATAACCAGGCACGTAAAGATGCTGGCTCTGGTAGTGCCTCAGACATCCTTGCCGAGATGCGTAAGCAGACGAGGCCCTAAAGACTTCCAGTAACCACTGGATAGCAGCCGCATGGCTGATTCGAATCCTGCATAGGAGAGAAACCGCAATGAGTGATGAAATCACTAATGAGCCTGTAGAGGCTCAGACACCTGAAACCGTAGTCGACGCAGAACCGCAGGGTGCAGCTGAGACCGATTGGAAGAAGGAAGCACGCAAGTGGGAAGCCCGTGCCAAGGAGGCTCAAGCCTTCAAGGAACAGGCAGACAAGTGGCGTGAATACGAGCAGAGCCAGAAGAGCGAACATGAAAAGTTGGCTGAACAACTGGCACTTGCTCAGGCAACGGCTTCTGAGGCCACTGCCAAACTGACTCGGTATGAGATTGCTTCTCAGAAGGGCATTCCTGCCGAGGCACTAGACCTGCTGACTGGCTCCAGCCGTGAGGACTTGGAGGCACAGGCAGAGAAACTGCTCTCGCTCATTGCGGAACAGTCAAAACCGAAAACCCTTATCCCAGACGCTAATCAGGGTAAGCCGGCACCAGCCGTGGTTGGGCAGATTGACGCTGAGACTCTCAAGACGATGAGTCCCAAGGACATCATGCAAGCCAAGGCTGAAGGCCGCCTCGATGAGCTGCTGGGTAAACACTAACCAAGAAAAGGAGGAATGAAGCATGGCTGTAACCAACTTCATCCCAACCATCTGGTCGGCTGCCATCCTTGAAAACTTCAAGGCAGCTCAGGCCATCATCCCAACCCTAAACCGTCAGTATGAGGGCGAAGTTGCTCAGGGCAACATTGTCAAGATTACTGGCATCACCAGCCCGTCGATTCAGGACTACTCGTCAAGCCGTAGCCTGACCATCGACGCTCTGTCGGACAGCACTCAGTCGCTGGCTATCGACCAGATGAAGGCCATCTCGTTCAAGGTCGACGACGTTGACCGTGTTCAGGCTGCTGGTTCGTTTGACCCTGTAACCGCTGACGCTGGTCGTGCTCTGGCTGAGGACGCTGAGTCCTACGTCATCGCTCAGATGAAGGCTAACGGAACCTCGGCTGGAACTGGTGCTATCACCACTGCAGCCGCTGCATTCTCGGCTGTTGTGACCCTTCGCCAGGCTCTTGGCAAGGCTAAGGTTCCTGCCTCGAACCGCTACCTCGTTGTATCGCCTGAGTTCGCAGCTCTGCTTCTTGCTGAAGGCTCGAAGTTGACCTCGGCTAACGGTGCAACCGACGGCGAACTCCGCAACGGTGTTCTCGGCAACCTCCTTGGCTTCACCGTCATTGAGCACCCACTGCTGACCCACACCAGCAACCGTCCTGCAGCTATCGCCTACCACGGCCCTTCGGTGGCCTTCGTCGGTCAGTTGGACAAGGTTGAGTCGGGTCGTATGGAGTTGGCTTTCGCTGACTACATCCGTGCCCTGAACGTCTACGGTGCGAAGGTTCTTCGTGCTACCGCCGTTCAGACCTACCTCCCTGCTTCCTAAACCTTAGGAACACCCCGAGAGGGGGCTGGGCAACTAGCCCCCTCTCACCCCTAAGACTTTGAAAGGCAAGAATGACTTGGGCAACCTTTACTGACGTGACTGACCGTTGGGTTGGCACTGACGCACCCACAGACACTGACCTCGTTGCAGCTCTCATCGGTGACGCTGAAGCAGTCATCCTTGCCGAGTATCCACTCATCCAAGACCGCATCACTGCTGGCACGCTACCGCTGAACCTTGTCAAGTTGGTCGTTGTCCGCATGGTTACACGAGTTCTCCGCAACCCAGAGAACCTCACCTACTGGCAACAGCAGACAGGGCCGTTCGGTCAGGCACGCAACTTTGGGTCAGCCGGCTCGGACATCTTCATGACTGAAGAGGAAGAATCTTTGCTTGCACCTAAGAAGCGTGGCAAGGCGTTCGAGGTGAACCTAGCACCTAATGCACGCATCCAAGAGCCTCTGACGTGGTGGGAGACTGGAGAGGGCTTCACACAACTGCCATGAGTTTCTTCAGAGGTTCCGAGACAGTCATCATCAAGCGTCGCTCTGCCAACTCTACAGACGAGTATGGCAACAAGACCTTCTCTCTGACCACTATCACGGTCAACAACTGCATGGTGGGCTTCGACAGCCAGAATGAGCTGCTCGAGCCGAACCGTGAGGCTACAGACCAGAGCATCACGCTCTATCTTCCGAACGGCACTCAGGTTCAGCCAGGTGACCGCTTCGTGGTGCGAGGCACCGAGTTTATTCAGGACGGCAACTCTCAGGACTGGGAGGCTCCGTTCAACTTCAACGTGGGCGTAGTAGTGAAGGTCAGGAAGCGTAATGGCTAGAGTGAAGGTCAAGGTAGACCCTCAGGGTGTTGCTGACTTCCTTCGCTCTAACAAGGGCGTTCGTGACCTGCTGAATGCTCAAGCCCAACAGGTGAAGGCCAATGCTGAGGCTTCGGCTTCTGCAGCTGAGAACGGCGTGGGTGGCTCTATCTCTGGCTATGCCGATGCAGGGTTCACTATTCGTTGGGTGATGCGTGGTCGTCGCCCTCGAATCGACATCGTGTCGAATGCAGACTCTAAGACCGCTACAGCGGTTCACTTCTACACGCAGAAGCGTGACGGGGTTGCTCACCTTCGTGCGGCCCTCTACAACATTACGACCAGAGGTTAGCCATGGCAGTTCAGTTCCCTGACGTTGAGAAGACGATTGTCTCGTTCCTCAACTCCGCTCTGACGGGTTCTGCCTATGCCGGCACTCGTGTAGCGACCAAGAAGGCTCTGCCTGACGAGACTCAGCCCAGCAAGCAGGTTGTGGTCACAGTCGCCTATCAGGCTGAAGAGAACTTCGTGCTCAAGCGTGCCTCGCTCACCTTGGACGTGTGGGCTGACGACTATGCAACGGCTTCAGGTCTCGCTCTGTGGCTTGAGGCGAAGATTCGTGACGTGGTTGGCACGCAGGTGAAACTCGTCGAGGTGCGTTTAGGCCCTGTGCGTGGCTCTGACGACTCTAAGCAGGAGCATCGAATGCTCGATGTTGAGCTGCTGGTCAAGGGAACCACCATCTAAGTTTCGGCTCTCTCAGCCGAGAAACCGAGCCATCGGCTCACTATTCGAATAAGGAGAAAACCCCTATGGCACTAACTGCCTCTGCTGTAAAGGTAGGCGTGACTGGCTCGGTCTATGTCGGCTCTACTGCAACTGCTGCACCCACCTCATCTGTCTCGGCTCTTGCCGTTGGCTTTGCTGAACTCGGTTACGTCTCTCCAGACGGCATTGAGGAGAGCATCGACACCAGCACCTCGCAGATTCGTGCGTGGCAGAACGGTGACCTCATCCGTGAGGTAATCACCGAGTCGACCGCAACCTTCAAGTTCACCCTGATGGAGACCACGAAGGCCGTTGTCGAACTCTACTACGGCACCACCGTTTCGGGTGCTACCACTTCTGCCAAGGTCGACGTGAACCCTTCGGCTACTGGCGGCAAGAAGTCGTTCGTGTTCAACGTGGTCGACGGTGCTTCGGTCATCCGCACCTACGTTGCTTCTGGTGAAGTTACCGCCATTGAGCCTGTCAAGGTCGCCAACGGCGAAGTAGTCGGTTACGGCATCACCGTGACTGCCTACCCTTCGAGCACTGGTGTTGCATTCACTAAGTGGTCGTCTGACTTCGCAGCCTAACAAGCCGGCTGGGGAGGGAGTAGAGCGGTCACTTCCTCCCCAGTCTTCACCCCTTCAAGCACCGCTCAGACCGCAAAGGACAAGCAATGACTGCAACACCGCAAGACCATCTCGCAGAGATTCCAGCGACTATCACCATTGAGACAAGCAAGGGTTCGGTAACGCTCCCTCACCCTGCCAAGATTCCGTTCGGCACGCTCCGTAAGGCCAACCAGTTGGGTGAGGCAGAGCAGCTGTTCTTCATGTTCGAGAATCTGGCGACGGAGGAAACTCTAGCCATCCTCGACCAGTTGGAGATGGTCGAACTTGGACAGGTTCACGCACAGTGGAGTCAAGGTGGTTCGCTGGGGGAATCCTCAGGCTCCGAGAACTAATCGAGGAGCACCCTTCCGAGTTTGCTTACGACTTCCGTCACCGATTCAACATCGGGCTTCATGAGGTCGGTTACCGCATCCCTTACGGGGAAGCCATCCTGCTGACTGGTGTCCTACTTCGTGACCCGTCGTCGTGGCTTCAAGCAGCTGTGAACGAGTGGAAACATCCTGCCTCCATGGAGTGGATGATTCTGGTTCAACAACTGGATGCGTTCGTGATGGCGAACAGCAAGACCAGACCTAAGCCCACGCCTATGCCGTGGCAAGGCCCTAAACGTTACGGCAAGCCGACCGTCTCCGAGGAGAAGGTTCGTGCTGTGCTCGATGCAATGAGACCTAAGGAGAATGATGGCTGAGAGAGCCTTAGCAACAGCCTACGTAAACATTGTGCCTGGCACTCAAGCCGTTGAGCAGTATCTGAAGACTGGTCTGAGCGGTCAGGCTCAGGGTGCTGGTGAGAAGGCTGGTCAGTCTTTCGGTGGTGGCTTCAAGAGCAAGTTCTCGTCCCTCGCTCGGGGCATTATGGGGCCTCTTCTTGCCACTGCTTCTGTTGCTGGTGTAACGAACTTCTTGAGTGGAGCAGTTCAGGGTGCGTCTGACCTCAATGAACAGGCTGCAGCTGTGGGTCAGGTCTTCGGCAAGGGTGCTGGAGCGATTGACAAGTTCTCCAACGGTGCGTCTACGAGCCTCGGTCAGACTAAGACTCAGGTTCTGGAGGCTGCTAAGTCGTTCGGTATCTTCGGCAAGGCCGCTGGTCTTACGGGCACAGATAACGCCAAGTTCTCGACCTCGCTGGTTAGTCTGGCGACCGACCTTGCCTCGTTCAACAATACGTCTGTAGACGAAGCCCTCATGGCTTTGAGTTCGGGTCTGCGTGGAGAGGCTGAACCGCTTCGTCGGTATGGTGTGCTCCTCGACGATGCCTCGCTCAAGGCTCAAGCCATGTCGATGGGCATCTACAAGGGTAAAGGCCCTCTAGACCAGCAAGCCAAGATTCTTGCAGCTAACGCTGTCATCTTCGCTCAGACTGCCACACAGCAGGGTGACTTCGCTCGCACCTCTGACGGCCTTGCTAACCAGCAACGCATCCTCACGGCTTCGTTCGCTGACGCTCAGGCGAGCCTGGGACAGGCGTTCCTGCCGACGATGACCACGGTCGTCTCGTTCCTGAACACGACAGTCATTCCGACTATCAAGCAGTTCTTTGAAGACTTCAAGGCTGGCAAGACTCCGCTCAACGACATCATTGCCGGCTTCCAGTCCTTCGGTGGCTGGGTCGTCCAGAATCAGGGCTGGCTCAAAACTCTCGGCATCATCCTGCTGACAGCGTGGGGTGCCATCAAGTTAGTGAACACTGGCTTCCTCATCGCCACGACCATTCAGAAGGGTTATGCGGCAGCTGTAACCATCGTGAACGGCATCATGGCTCTCTGGAAGATTGCCACAGGTCAGGCAACGCTGGCACAACTTGGTCTGAACGCTTCCATGCTTGCTAACCCTATCGGCATCGTTGTGGCCGCTGTTGCAGCTCTTGTCGCTGGTCTGGTGTGGTTCTTCACCCAGACGAAGACTGGTCAGAGAATCTGGTCAGGCTTCACAAAGTTCATGGGTGACAGTATGAAGGCTGTCGGCAAGTTCTTCGGTGACGTGTGGCACGGCATTCAGTCAGCGTTCACAGGGGTGTTCGACTTCATCGGACGAGCCTTCAGGGGTTACGTCAACACGTGGGTAAGCCTCATCAACTTCGTTATCGGTGGCTTGAACAGCCTCTCGATGGATATCCCTGACTGGGTGCCTCTCTTCGGTGGTCAGCATTGGGGTGTCAACATCCCCAAGATTCCGATGCTTGCTGAGGGTGGTCTGGTCAACCGACCTACTCAGGCGATTATCGGTGAGGCAGGCCCTGAGGTCGTCACGCCTCTCAAGGACTTCAAGCAGATGATGGGCATCGACGGTCAGGCTTCTGAGCGTCCTATCTATGCGGACGGCATCGGTCTGCTTGGTTGGCTTCGTGAAGAGGCTAAGGGTCAGGCAACTCTCGTCTTCAACCGTGAACTTGACAGCATTACTAGAGGAGCACGCTAAATGCCAGCACCAGCCCCAGCACTGAACTACCTCTCCTCGCCTGTTCCTTATGTTGAAGTCTACCTGCCTGACTTGCAGCTGAAGAACCTCTACACCTCGAACAGCACACCTACCATCAGCACAGGAAACCTGACTAACTACGGCACGGGTGGAACTGGTGCGTTGACCTTCTCAGCGACTGATGGCCCTGCAGCCTACGGTTTCTCTGCTTCATCTGGTTATGCCCGTATGACTTGGACGGCTATGCCTACGGCTGGCTATGTCGGCTTCTACCGCAACCAGACTTCAGGCCCTGCACTCGGAACACCTGGTGCTTCTTACACGCACAGCGTCTGGGTTCGTCCATCCATCGACTACTTTGCAGACCGCATCTACATTGAGTGGTTCAACGGCACGACCTCCATCGGTATCACCTCCTATGCGACTGCCAGCCTTGTGGCAAACACTTGGCAACGAGTGAGCGTCTCTGGCGTTATGCCGGCTGGTGCCGACCGTGGACGCATGATTGTTTATACGACTGCGACCAATGGTTGGACTGCAGCTTCCATCGGTGCAACGCTTGACTTCTCTTCATGGCTTGCCGAGCAGACGACTGACCTGCACGACTACTACACAGGTAACTCGGGTTATGCACGCACTAACCTAGCGGTGAACCCGTCCTTCGAGGTGGACACTTCTGGTTGGACTGCTGGTTCTGGTGTTACGGTGGCTCGTTCCACTGCTCAGGCTTACACGGGTTCTGCTTCGGCTCTGGTCACCTGTGCGGCTGCGGCCTTCCAAGGCATCGCACAGTCTGCTCGCATCCCTGTGACCGCTGGTCTGGACTACACGTTCTCTGCCTACGTTCGTGACGTGAACACCGCCGTCACCTGGCGTGTGGCTGTGGTCTGGTATAACGCACTCACTGGTGGAACAACTGTCGGCTCTACCGCAACAGGTGCCCCGACAACCATCAGCAGCTCAGCGTGGACTCGTCTTTCTGCGAACTACAACGTGCCCACTGGTGCAACTCACGCACTCATGTATGTCACGCCGACTGTCGCCCCAACGGCTGGAACGCAAGCCTATGTCGATGGTGTGCTGTTCGAGCAGAAGGCTGGTCTGTCGGCCTACTACACGGGCACTGTCGGTTCGAACTCTGCTCCCGACACCATCACCATCTATCGTCTGGTGGACGGTGAGACCTCCACAGTTCGCAACGCTAAGGCTGTAGCGAGTTCTACAGCGTTCACTGTGAACGACTTCGAGGCACCGTTCGGCAAGCCTGTCATCTACTGGGCTGAAACCTCGGCATCGGGAACTTCTCTCGGCATAGGAGAGAAGGCAACGACCACGCTCAACGTCAACCAAGTGTGGATTCACGACCCGCTTGACCTGTCCAATGCTATGGCTATCTCTTTGAGTGGCGACAATGATGCGACACTCGGACAAGGGTCGTTCAACTCTATTACCGAGGGCTATGACTACACTAGAAGCACCGTCCTTGGTAAGTCTCGCCCCGTCCTTCAGTTCTACGGGCAGAAGGCTATCGAGGGGTTGCAGTTCAAGGTAGTCACTAAGGCCGCTGGCAGTGATGAACTTGCAGACCTTCTCAGCGTCGCTCCTGTGCTTATCCGTGTGCCTGGTGCTCTCAGCAACCTGCCTCGTCTCATGTATGGAGTGCTGGAAGCGTCTCAGTCTCCGCTTGATTGGCACGTGAACTCGACGAACCCTCTCACCGAGTGGTCTGTCACCTATAACGAGACCGAGCCTCAAAGCCTCGACATCGTGTTCACGTTCTACTCCTATGCCTACTGGCAAGCCAAGTTCTCAACCTACGACGGTGCGAACACCTCCTATGGAGCGAGCACCTACGTCAACGCAGTGAGGAACCCTCCAGCCTAATGCAGACCGTCAGCAGTAACTTCCTTGCAGCTGTGCAGGGTTCGACCAAGCCCGTGTTCTATGCGGACTTATGGAAGGACAATGCTCTGGTTGCCACGCTCCCTCTGGAGTCTGGTGAGGTGTCGTTCGACGCTGACTCAGATGTTCAGGGTGCGGTCAAGTTAGTTGTCGCTGACGCTAACGGAACCCTCACCCCGACCTCTATCGGTTCGCCTCTGACACCGTTCGGGTCGGTCGTGAACGTCCGTGCTGGTTTCAAGATTGGTTCCAGCGAAGAGGTTGTGTCGCTCGGCTGGTATGTCATCTGGGACATGGAGATTGAAGAGGCATGGAAGTCCTACACCGACTCGTCGGGTGGCACAGTCCTCGTCCGTAACGGGTCACGCATCACCATAAATGGCCGTGACTTCATGCAGAAGGTTGCCGACTACAAGTTCCTTGTCCCTACTGCTCCTGTGCAGAGCACCGCTTGGGCTGAGATTGCCTACCTGGTGTCGGACGTTGTGGGCACTCAGGCTCCTTCGTTCATCGTGGACGACGTAGCGATTCCAAGCACGCTCACCTATGGGGAAGACCGTCTGGAGGCTGTGAAGGCTCTAGCGGCTGTTCTCGCAGCTGAACCCGTGATGACCCCAGCCGGCAAGTTGACCCTTCGCCAACTCAACCCTGCTCAGACTTCCAGCAACACGGCACCGACCTTCGGTTGGAATGTGAACGTCACGAAGTATCGCAAGAACCTGTCCCGTGAGGGTGTCTACAACATCGTGGTGGCTCGGGGTAAGAACAGCCAGCAAGTCAATACGGTCGCTTACTCGATTCAGACCGATGGCCCTACCTCGTTCTATTCGTCGTTCGGCCCTCGCCCTGTGTTCTACGACACCGACCTGTTGAACACGGTTGCGTCGCTTCAGGCGTATGCGGACGCACAGCTGCAGACGATTGGGCAACGCAACACCCAGAAGGTGCCGATTACTGCTCTACCTAACCCAGCGATTGAGTTGGGTGACTACGTGACCCTGACCGTCCAAGGCACTCCGAGCCCGTTGACGTGTCGAGTGGTCGGCTTCACCTATAAGAGCCGAGGCGAGATGGACGTTGACCTGTCCATGCCTCAGAACTGGATTGCATAATGGCTAGAACTGCTCTTGCTAAGACAGTCAAGAAGGAAGGCCCTAAGGTCAAGACTGGCACGCTGGTCTCGTATTCGGGCTATCTGGCTACTGTCTCCATTGAGGGTCAGCAGATGACTCTTCCCATGATGGACTCGGTGTCAACGACTATTCCTGTCGGTTCAACGGTGGTCTGTCAGGTGTATGGCAACTCTGGCTTCGTCATCGGTTCGGTGAACACGGTTTCGCGCACAACGTCAGCTGCGTGGACTGGTGGCTTCAGCAACCCTCCTGTGCCGAGGCCTTCGAGCAAGGGTTACGGCTATTCAAACTTCAGCCCGACTCAGACGGGTGCTTATGACGACTCGGCTGGTTCGTTCTCAGCTGCTGGTTCGACGTTTACTCAGAGCACGACCACTGGTGGTGCTTGGTTCTACGGTTCTGGTGCGTTCACGTCGCTGTCCACTCGCACGGTGCAGTCGATAGAGGTCTATCTTCCTCCGTTGACTTCGGGTGCTTACCCTCTGAACTTGGCTTATCACCTTTATGGCACTCGCCCAGCGTTGGGTGGCATGAACTCTCCAACGGCTCGTTCGGCCTCAGGCTGGGTTACCTTGCCGACGGCTTGGAACTCGGTTCTGCAAGCCAACCTCTCAAACTTCGGTGTCGGTGTGACCACTGGCTCGAACACCGCTGTAATCAGCAACGCACTACCTTATGGAACATTACGCATTGGATGGAGTAACTAATGGCAACCGTTGGCTCGAAGAACCAGCCTATCGTTCAGACTACTGACTCGTTCAACCCTGTGAACGACATAAACACTCTGAGCAACTGGGTGGCTAACAACTACGCTTCAACGAAGATTCTGACTGGTTCGACTCTGCACACTGCGGTGACTGGTGCTGACCTGTTCGCTGGTCTGCTCACCTATGAGACGAGCACGGGACAGTATTGGCGTTGGGACGGCTCGGCATGGTATCTGGAGGGCATCGGCTCGAACCCTCGCATCGAGTTGACTAACACCGCTGGTTCTGGTGGCTTCTTCTTGACCACGACCAACACCGTGCTGAACTCGTGGACGACCACTGCCAGCCGTGGCGGTATGAGCGTCTCTGGTGGTGTGGTCACCGTGCCTTATACGGGTCGCTACAACATCTTCTTGACGTTCGGCTTCTCGTCGCAAGCCACTGCAGCCGGCACACGCATAATCCGTGTGGCTACCAGTGCAGGGCCTACCTACTGGAACTCGACTGCCCCAGTGAACAGCAACGGTTCCTACATGATGCTTGCCGTGACTGGTGTGGCTTTGACCGCATCGACCACGCTCACTCCGCAGGGCTTCCAGTCATCTGGTGCGACGCTTGACTGGGTTTCTTCGGCTACTGCCCCGTCCAAGTTCATCATCGAATACGTGGGTGCGTAATGGCTGAGGAAGAGACCTCCGCTCGGGTCACCATGCTCATGCTCTACAAGGAGCTGCGTGAGACGAAGGAGATGCTCATCGAGATGCGTTCAGACCTGCACGCTCAGAAGGCGAAGGCAGAAGACCACGAGGCACGCATAAGACAGTTGGAGCAGTTCAAGTGGCTTCTCATGGGTGTGTCGGTTGCGTCGGGCGGTATCGGTGCAGCTTTGGCAAAGTTCTTTGGCTCATAACAAGTAAGGAATAACAATGGCAAAAGTCAAACAGTTCAACCCTGAGGCCATAGACGGCGACGCTGACGGACTGGTGCAGGATGGCACCGAGTTTGAGCGTCCCGTGGCTCCTGAAGGATTCATGTTCGCTCAAGAGGGCGACAACTATGCAGTGATTGCTGACCGTCTCGGCGTGGACGCTGTAGCACTGTGGAAACTCAACTACGAGAACCCTATCTATCCAGGCACTCTGCTAAGGAAGAAGTAATGACAACCCCCGACAAGGTGCTTGCTGTCGCCACCCACTTCGGTGACCAGCACTACAAGGAGGGGAAGAACAACGACACCATCTTTGGTCAGTGGTATGGAATGAACCATGTCCCGTGGTGTGCCATGTTCGTCTCCTACTGTTTCGCTCAGGCTCACGCCGTCAGTCTTGTCGCAGCTACTACTCCTAAGGGCTTTGCCTCCTGCTCTGCCGGCTTGTCGTGGTTCAAGCACAAGAAGCAGGCAGTGAACGTCCGCTTCGCCAAGGCTGGCGACGTGGTGTTCTTCAACTTCGCTGGTGGCACCAGCCCGACCCATGTCGGCCTTGTCATCGACAACGACAAGAAGGCAAAGGTGCTGCACACGATTGAAGGCAACACCGTCAACCCGAACGGCTCTGGCGACCAAGTGAACGGTGATGGCGTGTATTACAAGACTCGTCCTTACCGTTACGTGGTCGGTGTAGGCCGCCCCAAGTGGGAGCCGTCCGCTCCTGCTGTCTCTTCAAAGCCTCTGAAGGCTAGTTAGGAAACGATGAAGAAGTTGCTCTCGCAAGCGTTCTGGGACTATGCCCTTGAGCGTGCCATCAAGACTGCAGCTCAGGCTGCACTGGCGGTTCTGGGTAGTGCCTCGCTCGGTGTCATCGACACTGACTGGGCTGGTGTCGGCTCAGCGGCCCTCATGGGTGCCGTAGCGTCCCTGCTCACCTCGCTGTCCACCTTCTCGGAGGAGTAGACCCTCTACACACGAAAAGACCCCTCTAGCAAGTCATCTCGGCTCGCTAGGGGGGTCTTCTCGCATCTGGAGGGCTGTCAGTCCATGACCACGCTCACACGGCTGTAGGCCTCGACGGTGACCTTCTCCTTGTTGCCTCCAGCGAGCCTGATTGCCGTCTGCCAGACCTTCGGGTGAGCGATGTTGCGAACCTCCACCTCGCTCGCCTTGTGTCGTGTTGCTTTGGTCGGGTCGGATGCCTTCAAGCGTCGTCCCATTGGACTCAGCCCTTCTTCTTGAGGTGTCTTGTCTTCGGAGTCGTCCGCAGCTGAGTGACTTCCATCCGCACTCGTGGCTTGCTGGGGAGGTCAACCTGCTCTGCGTGCTCCATGACCGAGAGGAGCGGTTCGGCGTGCTCGTCGCACAGGTCTATGCTCCACGCCTTCTGCTCGCCCTCACGCCACAGTCTGTAGGTGGTCGCTGGCTGACGGCAAGTTCCCTCGCCGTGGTCACACAGCAGGACGGTCTCTTTAGCCATACGATTCACTCCGAATGGGCAGAATGTTCTCTCCCACAGAGAACATCGGCTTGCCAGCGAGTGCTTCGAGCACACGCCTCTGGTCAAGCGTGATACCCAGATAGCGTTCGGTTGTAACAGCGTTGCTGTGCCCTAGCAGAGTCTGCACCTGCCGAAGCGAGCCATCGTAGCCACTGCTCACTAGGTGGTCAAAGTAGGCTCGTGCACCAGACCGTCTCAAAGTGTGCTCTCCTTGACCCTTCTCGACCGTGTAGCCGGCACGCCTAAGCACCCTCTGAACGATGAGGTGTGGCTTGTGCACGGGTCGGTCGAGGTTCAGTGTGCCAGAGCCAGCGACCCACAGACGTGTCACTGGGTCGGTGTGCAAGTCCTTGTTCCGTGCACAGATGAAGTGATGATGGCCTTGCAGCTCATGGCGTTCGGACAGGTAGGTGAGCCATCGTCTGACCTCTACCCCGAGTTCTGCCGAGACTGGCATCACCTGTGTGGTCTGGGTCTTGCGTCGCCATAGTTGGATGATGTTCTCGCTGAGTTTCACGTCCGCTATTCGCAGGTCTTGCTGTTCGGATGCACGCAGGAACAAATAGAGTCCCGTGGCTATCACGATGCGTTCTTGCGGATGTTGACAGGCGTTGAAAAGGCGAGGCCATTCAGCGTGAGGAATACGCAGGTGGTGCTTCTCTGGGACGGTTCTCTGTCTCCAGCCCGTCATCGGGTCGAGCATCGGGTTCATGAACTTGTTGGAGCGACACCAGCCGAAGAACGCCTTGTATTGCCCGATGCGGTTGTTCCGTGTGCCAGGTGCCCACGAGTGGGTGTTGAACAGCCTGTCGACGTGCTGGCTGGTGATGCTGTCGAGCATCAGGTCACCGATGGTGCGTTGCATGATGCGAAGCGACACCTGCTGACCTGTGATGGTCTTCGGTGCGAGGCCTCGAGCCGTGCAGTGTGCCTCGTAGCGTGCGGATGCTTCAGAGAGCCTGAGTCTCCTGCTTGCCATGGTCTCCCTCGGTCTCGGCAATGCAGGATGACACTAGCAGGTCTGAGAGTCAGGTTGCGTTCTCTAGATGAACTCAGCCATCGGCTCTGACCTGCACGTTTGCCACCCTGCTTCCCTGTTTATGACGTGCCCCCATTGCAACATGACCATAGCAACCTGTCACGAGTTGACTCCTTGGAGTGACGACTGCTACGTTCACCGTCACAGCCTAAGGGAGAGGCAAGGGGATGGCTGCACCGAGGCTTCTGCCCCCAGTCAGCGAGTTGGAGCAGCTCGTGAGGCAGGGCTACACGCACCAGCAGATAGTTGACCACGTGTTGCAGACCACGGGTGTCGTGGTGTCTCGCTCGTCTGTATCGGCGGCCTTGTCACGGGCAGGGCTGTCCAAGGAGGCGATGCGTTACAAGGACGAGTTGCCGTGGCGTGTGAAGGGTGAGCATCTGACCCACTATCCAGCACGGATGCTCAGGCTGTTGGGTCGTCGTCGAGCCAGCATCGACCTGACGATGGATGAGCAGGAACGGTTGGACGCTTGGCTTGAGGCTCTGGAGGAGAAGCTGACGGCTTCCTCTACGTGGAGGCTGACGAGGTGAACGACGGAGACAACGGTGTGCCGATTCGTCGGCGACTGATTGAGGTCGAGGAGTTGGAGGGGCTTTGATAACTGTTGAGGGTCTCGCTGGTGTCGAGTGGGCTGACCTATGGCCTCGGCACTTCCAGCAGGGAGACTCTGAGGCGTGGGTGGGTGGCACTCTGATGATTGCCTTGACCCGTCCGTTCACGGTCGACGAAGACCAGGTGTTCAGGTGGTTGAACGAGCAGGACGGATGCCTTCTCTATGGTGTGCACCACCTCCGTGACGGCAGGGACATCTTGCTGTTTGAGAGGTCGTTCACGAGCCAGAGCAAGGAGGATGCGATTCTGGAGCATCGTCTGCACCTTCGTATGCTCGCTCACCGTGTCGGACTCGATGCGTTCCCTTTGCAGTCGAACGCAACATGACACAAGCGACACGCTGACCTGTTTGCCCAAGTGTGGTGTCTTGAAGCGTTACTAGGCTTGTTGTAGGCAACGAAAAGTGTTGTCTGGAAAGGGAAGCAATGAGCCTATTGGATGCGTTGCTCGATGATTCGTCTGAGAGCACAGTCAAGGCACCATGTCGGGTGACGGTCATTGCTGAGGGACTAGAAGACCCCTATCTGGGGGCGTTCCTTCGGCTAATGAACTTGACCTATGACGATGGTGGAGTGGCTCCTGCCGTTGCGTCAGCGAGAGCTGCACGGGCAGGGCTACGCATTGGAGAGTCAACGATTAGCAGACACCGCAGGGGTCTGTGTGGATGCGAGAGGCAGGTGACTGCATGAATGATTCAAGTCCAAGGCTAGAGGCCTTGCTGACGGTTGGCACTGATGGTGCTTCCGTGGAGGTGCAACGCAAACGGCAGAAGCATCCAGCCGGCTGGGTGCCAGGTGTCACTCTTGGCTCGGAGTTCGGGACGCTGGTCACCGAGCCACTCGCTGAAGCCCCAAGCGACTGGGACAAGATTCTTCGAGAACTACTCCCTGAAGGCATCGACCCGACTGAGTTCGCCATCGACGGCACGAGCGTCGAGGTTCGTGCATGGGACGGCAACATTGGTAACGGCGAACTGAAACGCTTCTACTACTTCAAGGCACGCATCAAGCGGAGACGTGCAGACATCGCTGGTCGTGACCTTGAGGACATTGTGAAGGCCGCCAAGTCAGCGAAGCCAAAACCAGTCCGACAGCAAGACAATGAACGCACCTACTTCATTCAGATTACCGACCTGCAAGCAGGGCAAGCAGACGGTGATGGTGTTGAAGGCATGGTTGCTAGAGCGTTGCAGCTGGGACAGTTGGCTCAAGCGGACATCGAACGTCTGAGGAAGGCTGGCACTCCAGCAACCTCCATCTTCATTCCGATTACGGGTGACCTTGTTGAAGGCATCTCGGGCTGGTATGAGATGCAGACGTTCAGCGTGGCTCTTGACCGTCGTGACCAAGTGAAACTGGTTCGCCGTGTGCTGACCGAGATTCTGATTCATGTCTCGTCGCTAGGTCTGCCAGTCCATGTCGCTGTCGTGCCAGGTAACCATGGTGAGAACCGTCAGAACGGCAAGGCCTACACGACACTTGGAGACAACGACGACGTTGCCGTGGTGGAGCAGATTGCGGAAGCGTTCGCTCTGTCCGACAAGTTTGAGCACGTCACCTTCTCGTTCCCTGCCAAAGACCGTCTATCACTGACCGTGGAGGTTCAGGGTTGGATTGTCGGTCTGACGCATGGACACATTGCACGCTCTACAGGCTCGCCAGCACAGAAGTTGACGAACTGGTTCAAGAACATGAGTGCTACCCGTGACCCTATCGGTGACGCAGACATTCTGTTCGTGGGTCACTATCACCACTTCATTGCTCAAAGCCTTATCGGTGACACCTATCTCGTGATGGGTGGAGCCTTGTGTGACGCATCAGCATGGTTCAGCCAGACGGCTGGTCTCGTGTCTGACCCTCTCGTGGTGAAGGGAACCATCACCGCAACCCAACCCCTTGAAACACTCATTCCTCACCGTTGGCCTAGAACCAAGGTTGAGGCTCGCACTATAGGAGAGTAAGTGAACATCCATCTCGAACCGTCCGAACTCAAGACTGCGGAGAGGGTCGCTTCTCGTATCGGCTCCAAGTGGTCTGCGGTCGAGGTGGACGACCTGACCTCTCATCTCTACCTCTGGCTGGTTCAGAACGTCGCAGCTGTGACTCGTTGGCGTTCTGAGCCGGCTGGGGAGGGCAAGTTGTATGTCTCCCTTCGTCGGGAGGCCGCTAAGTATTGTGCCCGTGAACAGGCTGCACGAGTGGGTCAGCCTATCTCCAGGGTGGACTTCTACACGACGGAACGTGTGAAGCGTGCCTTGCCTTACATCTTTGAGGAGACCCCTGAGACGCTGGTGACGGAGAATCCTGTGACTGGTGAGCCACAGTTCATCCCGAACGAGCATGGGGTTGCTCAGTCCATCCTTGCTGACCTTCGTGGGTCGTTCTACGGCCTCAACCGTGAGGTTCAGAAGGTGTTGGCTTGGCGGTTCCGTGACGGGCTGTCGTTTGAGGAGATTGGCGAGCTGCAGAACATCACGAAGGACGGGGCGAAGAAGCAGGTTGACCGTGCTGTTCAGCGTCTCGTCGATTCATTGGAAGGTTGAAGTTATGAGCGAGAATCTGGCTCAAGCGTTGCGTCTGTTGCGTGACGAATCACTTGTGTGGTCGGCAGACTTCGAAGCCGTCAGACAGCCTCTGGCGGACTTACTGACGCTGTTGGAGCAAACACCCAGCCATCAGTTTGACGAGGCTGTGTCAGCCATTGTGGAGCGTCTGGAGACCCCTTCAGCGACCGTCTCCGACCCGATGGAGTCTTGGCTGGTTGCCGTGAAGGGCAAGAACGCAGCTGAGGCTCTCAAAAACCTCTTCTCCTCGCTGTAGGACTGCTCACTGGGGTAAAGCGTTTACGCCCGACCATCAGGGCACGCTCGCCAGCAGTGGTGCCTCCCCAGATGTTCCACACTTCATGCTCTAGTGCGTATTCGAGGCATTGCTGGATGAGTGGGCAGGACTGGCAGAGGGACTTGGCGTTGCGGACTGCCTCCCAGTAGTCGGGCTCTCCGTAGTCAATGTCATAAGCGTCGGGATAGTTCGTGCACGGCACAGGCTCGGGGAGTTCATCGGCCGCACGGTAGAGAGCCTTCAACTCGGGGTGTATCTCGAAGGTTGCAAAGAACTCGGTTGGGTTGCTTTGTTCTACAACTCTGTCTTCTTCGTTGTCTGTCATTCCGTGCCGTTCAATGTCCGTGGTTCTAACTAATCTGGAATCACTCTAAAACATAAACCTGACGAAACACGAAAACCCGAACCAGCCGGCTCGGGTCTCGTGGGCCATCAGGAGAAGGGAAGAAACCCAATGACTAAGACAAGTGTATCTGCTGTTCTGGACAGCATCGGCTCTGCACGCTATGAGGGAACGTTCGAGAACGGTTCTCCTGAATGGCACGCACAGAGGGCTAAGGGTATTGGCGGTTCGGATGTTGGCACGATTGTGGGTTGTAACCCGTGGCAGTCTGCCTACACTCTTGCAGCTGTTCGCCTCGGCAAGATTGACTCCAATGTTCCTGCTTCGGAAGCGATGGAGTGGGGCACCAGGTTGGAGCCTGTCGTGCTGGACAAGTTTGAAGAGTCGCACCCTGAACTTGAGGTGTTCCGTGAGGTTGGCTCGTGGAGGCACGAAGAGCGTGAGTGGCAACTGGCGAACCCTGATGGGCTGTTCCGTGACTCAGCCGGCAACTGGGGTGTGATTGAGGTCAAGACCGCACGCTATGAGGATGACTGGAAGGACGGGGTGCCTGTCTACTACCGCACTCAGGTGCAGTGGTATCTCCAGACGTTCGGCTTTGGGCGTGCCATCGTCGTGGCCTTGTTCTCAGGCTCCAAGTATCGAGAGTTTGAGGTGCTCGCTGACAAGTTCGAGCAGGACACGAACCTTGCAGCTGTAGTCGAGTGGAAGAATGTTGTGGACGCTGGTGAACTACCTGAGTTCTCTGCACCGTTCATCTCGACCCTGACGACCACTCGTGAGATGCACCCAGAGATTGACTCTGATGCCCAAGTTGAACTCGGTCAACTGGGTATCTACTACTTCCTTGCCGAGCAGGACTTCAAACAGGCTGAGAGCCACTTCAACGAGATGAAGGCTCGGGTCACTGAAGAGATGGGGACTGCCAAGCGTGGCCTCGTCAATGGCGACTGGTTACTGACTCGTCAGAGCCGTAACGGTGGCACCCCTTACCTAGTTAGCAAGAGAGGATAGCAACATGGCACAGACATTCAACCTTCAGGACTACGAGACCGTTGAGGAGAGGCTTCGTCGGCTGTATGACCAGCACCCTGATGCTCGGGTCATCACGAAGAACCTGACGACGCTTCAAGACCGCCAGGTGTCGACGTGGGTGGTTCAGGCTGAGGTGTGGCTCCCGATTACCGACTTCAAGTTTCTGGCAGAGCAGTCACCTGCGAGTGGCTTCGTCGAGACTCCCAACGACCTGTGGATTCTGAAGGCGACAGGCATGGCCTTCGAGGTGGACGGCTCTGGCATGACTCAGCGTGCGAACGCTCTAGAGACCTGTGAGACCTCCGCTATCGGGCGTGCCCTCGCCAACATGAACCTCTCGGGCAACAGGCGTGCCTCTCGCACCGAGATGGAGAAGGCACAGCGTGGCGTGACTCCGAAGGCTCCCCGTGACTGGGAGAAGGAGATAGCCGGCTTGAAGAACGTCGAGGCTGCTCGGAAACTCTACAACGAGGCTCGAACCGCATCGGCACCTAATGAGGTGTTGGACGCTATCAAGGCGAAGGTCGCCACCTTTGCATGACCTTCAGCATGACAGGCAGATTCTGCTTGCAGCTGTGAACGACCTGCTGTCTCTGTCGGAAACGATGGAGCACAGAACTGACCTGTTGCTAGTTCGTCGAGCCATCGTGATTGAGGCCTCCCGTATTGCGAACAGGCTCCTTGAAGTGCAGAAGAAGATAGAGGAACTCGACCTTGATTGAATACCCGTTGGACGTAATACGTGAACTGTCATCCCTTCGACAACAGGCTGAGAAGGGTGTGCAGGTTCTTGCCGAGGCTGAAGCCAAGCAGGTGCAACTGACTCTCGCAGCTGAACGTGAGGAGGCTCTTGCATTCTTGGAGGCTCAGGGCACTGTCGCTGACCGTCAGGCTGTTGCGAAGTTGGCGAGCATCAGTGCTCGTGAGGCCGCTGAACTCGCCAAGGTTGAGGTCAACCGTATCAAGACGAAGTTGAAGCAACTGTCTGAGGCTCAAATGGCTGTGCAGACTTCTGGTCGCATGGTTGAGCTGCAATGGAAGACCGCTGGGGTCGGTGAACGGTAAGCAGTTCGCCAGGTTCCTTGAACGGGACGGTGGCTGTCTTCACTGTGGCGAGGTGGAGGCTGTCGCACCGAACCATCGGGTGAACCGTGGCATGGGTGGCTCTAAGACTCGTGACGTGCCAAGCAACATTGTTGTGCTGTGTTCTCTGCTCAACGGTCAGATTGAGGCCGATGCACGTTGGGCGAGGGTCGCTAAGTCTTACGGCTGGAAGTTGGAGAGTTGGCAAAGTCCTGTGAGTGAGCCTGTGTATAACTCGCTAACTGGCGAGTGGAGACTTCTTGACGATGATTGGGGTTACAAAGTAGTTGAAGGGAACTAATGAACCAACCAGGCATCTATCGTGGAGCGTTGCCGTTCGAGCAGGGCTTCACACGCATTCCGAACCATTGGCTGAGAGATAGCCGTCTAGGGTTCCGAGCCAAAGGCCTCCTCGCCTACCTCCTGTCACATGAAGTCGGCTACACCATCACGCTGGGGCAGATTAGCCGAGAGACGAACGACGGTCGGCACGCCATCCGTGCAGCTATCGACGAACTAGCCTCTGCCGGCTACCTACGCACTGAACGCACCCATGACGAACGGGGTTGGAACGCTGGACTGGCATGGTTCCTTCAAGACCCTAATCCAAAGTCTGAAAATCCAACTTTGGAAAATCCAACGTTGGAAAATCAGACCGCATTAGAAGAACACTTTATAGAGAAGAACACTAAACAAGAAACTTCTCTTCAAGCAGGGCTTGAAGCAGGTTGGGAAGAGTTCTGGAACATCTACCCTCGCAAGCAGGAGAAGAAGGCCGCAAGGGCTTCGTTCGTGAAGGCGTTGAAGCAGGTCTCGCTTGACGAGTTGCTTGCTGGTGCTCGTCGCTATGCAGCTGACCCGAACCGTGCCAAGGAGTTCACGAAACTGCCAGCAACGTGGTTGAACCGTGGCTGTTGGGATGACGAGCCGTTGCCTCCTCGCACTCTGACTCCTGAACAGCGTGAGGCGAAGTTGCTTCAGGAACGTGAGGCTCGTTGGGCTCGGGAGCGTGCGGAGCAGGAGCGTCGCCGTGAAGAACTGAAGGCCGAGGAGGAGCGTCTTCGTCGTGACCGTGAAGAGAATCCGATTGAACGTTGTGTGCATGGACGGGTGAAGGTCATCTGTCCTCGCTGTTCATAAATAGGTGTCCGCAGGAATCGTTACTGTGGATAACAAGTGCTCACCACTTGGCGTGAGACCCAATAGAGAAAGAAGAAGTAAATGGCTATCAAGGTTGAGTTCGAGGGCTGGGTCAATGACCGTGCCGTGTTCGACTGGGGAACCGTGTTGAAGGTGACTCACGACCAGCGTGCTAAGAACGCAGCTGGCGAGTGGGAAACTGTCGGCAAGGATTACATCGACGTGACTGTGACTCCTGACCAGGCTCGTGCTGTGGCCTCGGCGAAGGTTGTCAAGGTCTCTGGTTCGTTGAAGGTCGGCACGTATGACAAGCGTGACGGTTCGAAGGGTGTTTCGTTGAAGGTGCGTGCCACTGATGTTGCACCTGTTGAGCGAGGCTTCAAGGCTGACCCTGTGTCTGTCGTGAAGAGCGTTCTGGCTCCTGAGTCGGAAGAGTTGCCGTTCTAATGGCTCAGGCAGGGTTCGCCTATCTGGTCGCTATTCTATTGCTGGCTAACAGCGTGAATGGCGTTCCTGCATGGTTGCAGATTACCGATGTTGTTGTTGCTGTCTACTTCGCTGTTGTGGGGTCGATTGCCGGCTGGCTTGCAGCTCGTGACTAGACAACTCTCGTTCGTAGCGTTCGGAACCCCCAGACCGCAGGGTTCTAAACGTTACGTTGGCAATGGACGGTTCGTCGAGGCTTCTGACGTGAAGCCTTGGCGAGCGTCTGTTGCTGATGCGGCCTTCAAGGCTATGAGTGCGAACGACTCTGAACCGTTCGATGTTCCTGTTGTGGTTGAGGTTGTGTTCTTCATGCCTCGCCCTAAGTCGGTCAAGCGTGAATGGCCTCAGACGATGCCCGACACGGACAAGTTGTGTC